GAGCTATTGAGAGTATATACAGTATACTTGAAAGATGCCTCTGCTGTAAAGTACTGAATGTCAGTTGGTGTTGCATCAAAATCAAGAGAACTTAAGGAGGTTGGGAATAAGTCTAAAAATTTAACCTTTGCAACTTCTTTAAAATTGCTATTTAAGATGCGAAGTGTTCCATCACTAAATGCTTCCTTTTCATCTCTTTGACCTGCATCATTAGTTGTTAGACTTTTAAACTGCGCGGGTGTCTCTGGAAAACCAAGACCAGTCAACCAATCATAAACTGCAATATAATTTTCCATATTCTCATCAACAAGAAATCTTAAGGTTAGATCTCCATATGTTAATTTTTCACCAGGAATATCAATATCTTTTAAGTATGATGGTTGTGTGGAAGTTGCAAGAGAAATTTCTGGAATTCTAGCACTATTTGAAAAAAAATCTATTTTGGGATATTTTGCCAAACTGAACTTAAATCCAACTGTTGATAAAAAATTCCTATTTGATATTTGATTCGCAAAGTTACAATTTGACATTTTATTACTTCTTAGGTGTTACTTTTGCATAGACCATTTGTTTTCCAAATTGCTGTGCAGGAATATCCCTACCAGTCAAATTTTTAACTGCAGTTGGAGATAAATCGAAACCTGTTTTTTTATTATAATCTCCTGCAGGACCAAAGTTTCCAGTATCAGTTACTTCTGCACTAGATGATTTAGTAGCAGTTCCTTGTGGAGATTGAGTCAATTCAACTCTTGATCCAAATGGTATTGAAGGTTTGCCAGGCGTTTCACCTTTAGGAACTTCTCCCCTCTTATACTTATATGGGACAGCAACATTTGGTGGGGTAGTCCATCCAAATGGTTTGCCACTTGCTGTTGGTCTTCCTCCAGGAGTATCCTTTGGACTATAAGAACTTACATTTACTGGTTTCCAACCATACCTTTTTTGTTCTGCATCAGTATGTGTTCCTGGAGTGAATTTTCCAGATGATTTATCCAATTTCCCAGGTTGATAGTTCTTATATGCAAGAACTTCTTGTTTTGGTGCTGCTGGTTTCAGACTTGGTTTTGCTGCAAATGGATTCCAAAATTCTTGGATATTTCCATCCTCACAAAAATTTTGAAAGGTTTTCATTCTTGAATAATTAAATTGAACCAAGATTCACTCATACCGTTTATAATTGTGTCAGCAGAATCTTTATCTTCCGCATAACCTTCTTTAATCAAATGCTCTACAACTCTTTCATAATTCTTATGAATTTCTTGCGACTGTTTTGGTGATGGTTTCATTTTTATTACTTATTTTATTTTTATTTAGATAAAAAAAAGACCCCCTTTCGGAGGTCTTTGATAGATATGTGAATCGAAATCACATTAAGTTGGTTACTTTCACTCTTCTGTAGTAGCGGTTTGCGTTACGGTTGAGAGCGCCAGCGGCAACATTAGTACCTTCAGCAAATGGGTTAGCAACAATACCATAACGGGTCTTGAAGCCAATTTTGGGCTGGAAGGTATCCTGACCGACGGCACGAACCATCTGGAGAGGAACATAAGGGCAGTAGAAGATCCCTGCATCATAAGGGCTAGAACCCTTATAACCAACAACATAGTATTGGTTGGCAGAAACGTTTGCCGAATAAGGATCGATATATACGCGATACTTACCTTGCAGAACACCAGCGAAGGTGTTGCCAGTATCATCAACATTAAGATTAGCGTTGAGTGCTGGGGTGTAATCAAGAACACCTGCCATCGTGAGTGCCGAAGCAACGTCAGCGGAGCAGAGGATCATATTACCCTTCCCTCTACGAGTTCTTTGTGCGATTGCGTTAGCATCGCGCTCGATTTGGAAAATAAGACCTTTGAACTTCTCAACAGACCAACGACCGTTGGAGTCAACGTCAAGGTCAAAAGTACCTGCGGTAGCAACGTTTGCTTGAGCACCAGACTCAGCAACATTATAAATGGTACGAATGATTTCGCGGTTGATTTCAGCAAGAATCTCTGTTGAAAGAAGATTAGCAAGCTCGGCTTCTGCATTCAGACCGTGAATTGCCTTAAGGTCTTGAGCGAGTTCGAGTGAATACTCAGCTTTCAGAGCGCGTGATTTAGCAGTAACGGTGACTTTCTCAATTGAGAATGCCATTTCGTTAAACTGATCGCCAGAACCAGCGCCCAGATTTTCTGCATCATCAGTACGCATACCCTGACCTACGTTGTAGGTGCCAGCATCGCCAGTTGCAGGATAAGTAGCATCCAGAAGACCAGGATTGGTTCCTGACTGGTTTGTAGTACCCAGACCAACGTTACCTGCAGTAAATCCACTGGTAAGATTTTGACCGCTATCTTGTCCGGAGAACGCTGAATTGGGTTCGTTGAAGAATGCTTCAGTACCAGTTTGATTGGTATA